TGGCACTTGAAAACGATAGAGTTCTTGAAACTTTGAAAGGAAGAAAAGAAGAACTTGAAAAAAATATGCAAGAACTTAATGTTCAAATGCAGTCAATATCAAATACTCTTTTGAGAGTTGCTGGTGCAATTGATGTTCTTGAGCAAATTGAAGAATCCAAATCAGTTGAAGAAATTGTTGATGAAGTAGTTGAAGAAGATGATGATGATGAGATTGAAGAAGAATGAGTTTTTTTGATTCCGAAGTAGTCCGAGCAGAGATGACAGAAGTTGGTCAACTTCAACAAGAAGTTTATACCCGCATGTTTTCTTTTTACTCTATGACTAAGGAAGATAAAATCAAACATATCGATCTTCTATCTCGCCTCTTAGAAAAACAAAAAGTTCTTTATACTAGGTTGAGTTTATCTGACGATCCCGAGGCCCAAAAACTGAAACAGAGAATCATTGACTCTGCCTCAATGATGGGTCTCGACTCAGATAAAAATATTGTTGTGATCTTGGAACAAATGTCTAAGTCAATCGAAACAATGCGTAAAGCACTTGACGAGCCCTAGAAAAAGAACTATAGTGTCGAAGTACACCCACAAGCCAAATACGTACAAATCTAACAAATCCTATGTCTTTCTCAAATCTTAAAAAGCAATCCTCCCTTGGTTCCCTGACTTCTAAACTGGTCAAGGAAGTGGAGAAAATGAATAATACTAGCAGCGGCGGAGATGACCGTCTCTGGAAACCTGAAATGGACAAGACCGGCAATGGTTATGCCGTGATCCGTTTCCTTCCTGCTCCGGATGGAGAAGAACTCCCCTGGGCAAAGATGTACTCCCACGCCTTCCAAGGCCCTGGTGGTTGGTACATTGAAAACTCTCTGACTACTATTGGTCAGAAAGATCCTCTCGGCGAGTACAACCGTGAACTCTGGAACAGCGGCAATGAGGCCGATAAAGAAACTGTCCGTAAGCAAAAACGTAAACTGTCCTACTATAGTAACATCTATGTAGTTCAGGATAAAGCAAACCCACAGAACGAAGGCAAAGTCTTTCTCTACAAGTTCGGCAAAAAGATCTTTGATAAGATCATGGAATCCATGCAACCTGAGTTTGAAGATGAAGAAGCAATCAATCCTTTTGACTTCTGGCAGGGTGCTAACTTTAAACTGAAACTGAAAAAAGTCGCTGGTTATTGGAACTATGACTCCTCAGAATTTGATCGCGTTGCACCACTCCTGGATGACGACGATGCTCTTGAAGCCATCTGGAAGAAACAGTATTCCCTTACAGCAATTACAGCAGGAGATCAGTTCAAAACTTATGAGCAACTTGAAACGCGACTGAAGATGGTTCTTGGACAAAAGTCTTCTCGTCCTCGTTACGATGAAGAACTTGAAGATGAAAGCGAAGGTCGTGGTTCTTTCTCACCCAACTTCAATCAAGCAGTAAAGACTGGTGAGATTCCCTCTGATATCAAAGAACAACTGAATAATCTCACTCCTACAAAGACGGATGAAGATGAAGATGATGCTCTCTCTTACTTTCAGAAACTTGCTGAAGATTGAGTCTAGAAACCTAATCTAATATTAGAAGATTTCTTCAGATTACTACTTATGTAATCTGAAGATTTTTTATATCTGAGCTCTCTTATACTATCAAGAATTGCTCTATCTAGGTATGTCCTTCTAAGAATTATAATTGTTCTCTTTTCATCATTAAGTCTAGTTTCATACTCCCAGTTTGTAATTGGTTTTGCAACAAACTCATTAGACAATTCAGAGTAACTTTGTGTAGTTGGATTATAAAACTTGAAAGTAAAGTTTCCATCAACAATTAATCCAGCATCAAGAACAACTCTTTCTGTATCTGAAGAATCTACGATTTCATAAGTTTCATAATGTTTAATCGCATGGATATCTTCACCATATTTTTTATAAGAATATTCATATAATTCATAGTCAGACATAGGCCAAGAATACCTTTGATCAATAATATTATTTGTTGTGAGAATTACCCAGTCTAAAGTTGGGTCATCGTAGAAAAGATCAGCAACTTGATCAGGTCTTTCGTCACCTCTAATGCTATATTGTTCAAAAGCAGCAAAGTCTGACGCAATATCATCTCTTAACTTGAATCTTCTGAAAATATTTTTTACTTCTGTGGTATCAAGATTTGAACTTCTGTTATTTAACCTTGATGAGGTAGTAAAATTTGGTATCCTTCTGAAATAATATGCCATGATTAGTATCCTGTACCTAACATTCCGTTTTCATCCATAAAGTCTTCATAGTATACTGGTTCAATCTCAGAGAATGATAAAGACATAATAATATGCGTCGGCGTGCCATCACGATATGTAGAGTATGTGCTGCTCCCTGTGTAGTTAACATTGACACTCTTAAGAGCAGCTACCTTAAATCTATTCAAGAATGGGTGAGGTTGGTTTCCTGCATGTAGATATGATATTTGAAACACGTCTGGAGATGCTAAGAAAAATCCAGCTGAACCAGTTTTTGGTGCGGAGTATTTTTTAAACGCATGAATAATTTTTTTTATTTCATCGGCCTCGGGTTTACTTCTTGCAGTAAATACAAAACTAAATCCAAATTCTCTGAGAGAAACTGAATTAAAAAGAAGCTCTTTGTTAGGATTAATAATAACTCCAGCCTGCCTTGACAAAATATCATCCAATCCAACACCAGCACCGGTCAAAGCATTTGCAGCTGCTGACCCAACCTTTGTTGTGATAAGGTCAAGACCTTTTTCTCCCATCAAACCAGATTGTTGGAGTGCTGCAGCAACTTCTTGTCTTACACCATCAACAGTATTGTCTCCAGCACCAACTTCTCCCATACCTTTTGATACTCTGTAAAGAGCAGCATAAACTGCACTAAAATCTTTGTCGCTCCATCCTGCAGTGTTTGCTGAGTTTATATCCTGAGGTATTGGAAGGTAGATATCTATAAGACTTTTTTGACTTCCATCTGGTTCTGAAAATCTTTCAGAAGCTTTTCCTGAAGGAGATATCAAACTATTTCCAACTGGTTTATATTCTAAGGCACTGAACTTAATCATGTCCTGACCAGTTTTTTTGTTACCTTCAAAAAAATTTCCAAGACCCTCTGGATACTTTAGAGGTGGTTCTGATTGACGAGGAGGATTTGTAATTTTTCGCGCAGTATCATCTTTTGACGATCCGGGTTTTGTTCCTTGGCCACCAGCAGGGGGTATATTGAGTGCATTTGCGCTGTTTCCACCACCAATAGGAACACCATGTGTTGGAACTTGACCATTTCTTATTTGGTGAGCTCTTGCCTGTTGAGCGGCAAGCATTTCTTGACGTTTATAATCTGCTCCAAGACTAGACATTTTGGCAGAACGCCGAGCAGTATCCTGTGCAGCTCTCCTTTCAGTTCGTATTCTTGCCCTTTCTTGTCCCGATGGTCTTGGCATTAACTGTGACTAGAGTTTTTTTTATTTATACTTGATTCCCAAATCATATTCAGTCATGATCTTGAACTCCCAGCGATTGTCTTTACAAAACTCTTCTGCTGCAGCCCACTTTGCTTGATTGACAACCCACGTTTTACTTTCAGTAATGTAACTCTTTGTTTTTTTGTTTGTTGGTTTCTGAGTTTGCTTCTTTGGTTTTATTTCAATCAATGATTTTTTTATTTTTCCCTCTTTTGTTTGATATTTGATATAGAAGTCGGGATAATACTTATGTCTCCTCCTATCAATTGGAGATACATATGGTATAGATATTTCTTCAGAAGCCCATTCAAGAATGTGAGCACTTTGGTCACAATAGACCATGAACTTTCTTTCCCATAATGACCTATAAATAATGTTACTTGGGTTTCCCAAATATTTTTTATGATTAGAAGGTTTATATATTCCTTTATACGCCACAGTTCAAGTTTTCTTTTTATTTAGATGGCAATCAAAGATCCCAGAAGATTTCAAAATAAAACTGATCCGAGTCTCAGGAAAAATACTGGCAATAAAGACGCCATTCCTGAGATTTGGAGTTCTTTATCTCAGAAGTCTTCTAAAGTAGTTACAGATGCAATCCGTGGAGCATTCTCAGAACCAGAACCTACGGCACCCTCTACACAAAGTGTTACTGGATCTGGATCAGTGGCGGGTCAAGCTCCAGAACCAACCATGTATGGTGCGGGGCATGAGAGAAATTCTCTAGATCCAAGACATGTTTTGCCAGATTCAATTCTTGGATCTATGGCCAACC